TTGTAATAAAGATAAATCCTTCCAGTCTTGTCATTTCTCTCAACAATGGATCCATCTGGTTTCCAGTTGTCTGGTCTATTGCCTTTCTTGAACATTGATTCCTTGACCTTCTCATAAAGCTCTGGACTCATCTTCTTTCCTTTGTTAGCTGGTATGTGACCAGGTTTATATTGGAATGCTTTACCACCTTTGATGAGATTAGCTCTGCCAGATAAATCTGATTGCTTGAATTCCTGTGACTTCTTGAGGCCCATTGTGAAAGCTCTGTTTGCCAGTTGAGAATAAGTCAAGCCAAGTTCATTGGCAAGATCCTGTGTCCTCTCGTTTGGAAATCTCTTTCTTATTATTTCGTTGATATTCATAAAACGCATCTATTGTTGTTGGTAAATCATTCTCAATAGCCATTCTGCTATACTCCCATGCCTCCTCAATCCATGACTTTTGTTTCTCTTCTTGCTCTTTCATATCTTCTCAACTTTAATGATTAACGGAGGCCACATGTCCATCTTCTTGATTGCATCCTCTGGACTGTTGGCTTGAATTGTTTTCTGTTGGATGATCCACTTGACATCCTTGACTTTGTAAGTTACTCTGAAATTCTTCATCTCTTTTTGCTCTTAAAAAATTGTTATATAAATCAATGTTGAATCTGCCTGACCTTTGCCACCAGTATTCATAATGTGCTGTGCTCATATCTTATTCTTGTAGATTGTTAAACGACCAATGGCTCTTGCACATGTGTCAATCCGATCATCATATTTCTCAGCAAGCTCATTCAAGCCAGATCTTTTCAAGTCTGGAATCAGAGATTGATACATTTTAATCCTGTACATGAATCCATCAATGATTGCATTGACATTCTCAATCTTTTCAAGTCTTGTGATTATCTCCTCTCTCATGGCATTAAACTTAACAAGGTGAATAATCCACCACAAACAATAAGAACTATTGTCAGAAGGCTCAAAACTGCACTCAAAAAAGATTTGTGTTCATCATTCGCTGGAAGGAATGGCTCAATAATGGTAATAAATTTTGCTTTCATATCTGTTTTGTTAATTATTATGATGTAAAGTTAAGAACTTTTTTCATTTATGAAATTATTTTAACATATTTTAACAAAGTAAGGAATAAAAAAAGGGAATGATTTTCACCACTCCCCTCTGTTGCTAACAATTAAAACAGATATGCAAGACAAATATACTTATTTTTTGAATCTCTTCAATAAAAGCTTTGCTATTTTTCCAATCAATCCAGATTGCTCATTGACATCAACCTTCACCTCACCATTGTTGATCTCAACATCAACCTTCTCTGAGTCAACCTTGATGCTTTTGTTGTCCTTATCTTTGTGTAGTTCAACATCAACCTTTGGAGTATCAACCTTAACATCAGTTACTCCATCCTTTCTGGTGATCTTTATATCAACATTCTTTGTGTCAATGTTTATATTCAAGTTCTTTTTTGGTCTCCCTGGCTTTTTCATTATGCTTCATTTGTTGTTACTATTCCTTTTGCCTCAAGATGCACAACTCTCACAGATGCTGGCTGTGCAATCTTCCATGCAGTCCTTCTTGCTTGGCTGAGTCTTGACTTCTCAATGCGAGATACACTGACTGAATTGTTCTGGTTGCCACCTAAGACATGATAATGTGTTGAATCCTCACCAACATAGATCCCGACATGACCTCCTCCATTCCTTGTGAAAGTCAACACATCACCAAGCATTGGCACCTTTGCAACATTGCCATACTTATTCCAGTTCAATGCCCACAATGGAGCCTTGACAACTTGCAATCCAGCAGCATGACAACAATAAGCTATGAACAGACCACACCAAGGTATCTCATCATTAGTGTAAACCTTCTCAAGACCAAGAGCTTTAGCCCAGGATAGAATGGTTGGATTGTGTTGCTTGCCAACTATCTCCTTAACACCAATGTGCTTGACTGCCTCAACTAATATCTTGGGAGCTGTTTCTTTTTTTAGCCATGCATAGCTCATATTGAATCTCTTTGGATGTAAATATACTTAATTTTACGCTTGATTGTCAATAGGCTGTCCACATCATGCTTGAGTATCTCAACCTTATGGTTGTTTTCCTCCTCAAGATCATGCAGATATTTCTCTGCCTTGATTGTGGTTGCATCTTTCTTTGGTGCCTTGTATTCATGTGTTGGCATTGGTGCCAGGATTGCAAATAAAGAGCTCACAATTGTGGCTATCAATAGAATCTTATTGTCCATTTAATTTCTTGTTAAGTTCTTTTTGAAATAGAATATCTTGCATAAGTTTTTTATCTTCCTTTCTCTCATCATCACAATCATCAATCCTCTGTTGTTGAGTCTGAATCTCTTTATCCTTTGAATTGATTAGATACCTTCCAATGAAGATTAGAATTGTAAGTAATATAAAAAAGATATATGTGAATGGACTCTTTATGAATGTCTTGAAATCCAGCTTAAATATGTTTTCCATACTTATTATGCTAATATGTTTTATTCAATACAAAGATGTCAGAGTAAATTGAATTATTAACATTGTTTGAGCTCCATTGAGCTGTGATGTCTAATGTATTACTGATGGTAGTATCAAATGTTGTTGAGTTGACTGTGTTCCAAGCGAATCCTTGTTGAGTCCCAGATGCTAATTTTAAGATGTGGAATTGTGCCAAAGTCACAACTGATGCAACACCAGCTGCTCCAATGGCTCTGATTGTGAATGTGACATTGAGCATCCAAACTTGATTGGTGATTGCTGGCATTGTCAATGGTCCTGAATCACCTAAGTTCACAGATCCAGACTTTAATCTTATTCTTAATGTGTTGTTGTTCTGAGCACTCATAACTCCTCCCATATCAACTCTGAATGAATCACCAACTTGAAAGCCATTAGCTGGCACAGATAAACTACCAACACCTCCATCGATCAATGTTCCTTCTGTTGTTGTTGCTGTTAATGTTGGACTATTGGCTGTCTGTGCAAAGAGACCTACATTTGTTGTGGCTGATGGACCAGGAATGGTGACAACAGTCTCTCCTCCACTATCTGCTGCTGTGACTCCAGCTCCTGTGAATTTCAAAGTTGATCTCTGAGTTAATGCTGTGCTCTCATCCTTGATGGTATCATAAGCTTGAGCTGTGACATTGATGGTTGTTGTTGCCATTATATGTTGATATTAATTGTGTTGTTGGTTGTTGTGTCCTGTGTGAAGGTATCCTCAAGAGATCCATTGACATAAACTTGATATGTTGTTGTTGGATCTCCACAATCTCCACCTGGAGGATTGCCATTCTCAAAGTCATAGTTATCATAAGGAATGGAACACCAATCATTGTAGTCATATATTGATGCACTCACATTGATTGTCCATCCAGCTGTGACATCTGGTCCTCTGTTAATGAATGGTTGTGTTGTGATATCTCCATTGATATCCATGAAATCCTCAAATCTCCATTGCTGCAATGTGATTCTGATGTCATTACAGATGCTCAGGCAATCAGAATGAATCTCATTGATCTGTCTATACTCTTGGATGTTGTACTTATCACAGATTGAGATGACCATGTTCACATTCACAGCTTGAGCTGTCATAGATCCAGCCTGTAAAGTCACAACCATCAAAGGATATTGAGCTGCATCTCTTGACACAGCATCAATGTAATCACCTTGAAAGAATTCGTTTATCTGCCTGTGCTGTGTTGCTATTATTTCCAGCTCTTTCATTAGCTGGTTTAACGTTCTTTCCATCCTTATTAAGATATGCTTTTAATTTATCAATCTGTTTCTTAGAGAATTTCATTGTATCCAGTTTAATGGCTTGTATCCTGTCTTATCTTTCTTGACATACTCATTGCAATGATCAGAACACATATCACAATATTCTGGATATTTTGTTGCTTGGTCATCCATAAGGAAGCCAACAAGTCTCTCCTTGTAAAAGTATGCATCCTTCCTCAACTGATCTCTGAATTCATGTACCTCACTCAAAGTATTGGCTTGAAGATTCTCATCAGATACTCTTCCTGTTGCTTTGTTGGTCATCTTCTCAGTCAATAGCAATGCTGCTCTGTAATCAACGAAAGCAACCAAACATGGCACAACATAATCATTCATCAATGTGAGATAGTCAGGAGTCCAGTTGGATGTCTCCACTCTCAAAAGCAAAGCATTGTAAAGAGGAGTCCCAAGAGCTGGCTGAATATGCATGTCTTGACTTCGCTTGATAGCAACTGCCAAGAGCTTTGTATCTGTATTGTTGTGGATCAATCCTAATTTTTTAAGATTTTCCACTGATAGTAGGTAGTTCATAGTCTTATCGTTTTACAACTAATTGTTGAATCCATTCATGTCTGCACCATGGTGTTGATGCTTGAGTATCTGGATTGGTATACCATCCACCTCTGTACTTCCACACATCTCTGTATGGTGTTAACCTATTAGAGATAGCATTTATCTCATCTCTGGTGTATAGTCTATTAAGGTCCATTAATCTCTCACAGAATTGTCTTGAGCCACTCTTTGCTGGAGGGACATCAAGTCTTGTTCTGTATCCATATCTGACCTCAAATCTTTCAATTGGAATCTGCTCCTCTCTCACAAGTTGTGTTCCTAACTCAGTGACTTGTCCCTTTGTGATGACCTCCCATTTCATGAGTCTTGCCATTGACTTGGCAATCTCCTCAATGTTTGTGTTGAGAGCTGTTGCAATAGCATTACTGTCCTCACCATCTCCAATCATCTTAAGTACATTCTTGTCAAAGTCATTGAGCTCTGCTGAGATTTCTGCTATGGTTGCGAATAATTGGTCTTGCTTTGTGAATACCTCAGCTGATGGTGTATCCCATGCAATTGGAAATGTGGCAATCACCTCATAGTCATGAGCTGGCTCACCATATTGAGCAAAGTATCCTATCTCATCATCTTGATGGTCAAACTTGCATGAGCTCAATTGCTGTGCTCCTGGTTGCAATCCCACAATCCTTCTTGCTTGTGCCTCATCAATGGTTGGAAATGATGCCAAGACAATGCTCAATGCACTCTCGCTGGTCAATACTCCTTCCTTAATCTTAGCAACCACATCAATAAGTGATGCAATCTGTGCTCCGTTTAATGCACTCTTAGCAACATCAACTGGAGCCTCTGCTGTTGGTTGGTCAGTTGCTGTTGGTTGTGCTGCCACTGGTGCAACTTCAGCTGTTCCAATTGGTTTAACATCTCTTAACCTCACAACACCAACATCTCCAGATAGTCTGACCATTTCATTCAATATCCATTCAAGTCTCTTCTGTCTTGTATCAACATAAGTTGTCTTAAAGATCTCAAATAAATCAGCACTTTCAGCTGCATTGAATGAGCCTTCTGGAGCAACACCAAATAATGAGGGAGCAACAACTGAATGAGCCACAAGAATGTTCTGTTGAACGCTTGACTCAAGAGATTCATATCTCTTATCAAGGTCATTGCCATTTAAATTATCAACTTTTGGAGCTTGATCTGCTGTCTCAGCAAAAGTGATTATAATATCTCCAGCATTCTCAATGCTTGATGCTGGTCCTTTGATTTGATTCTTGTATGCCTCTGCCTCCTCTTGTGTCTCTGGGAAACCATTGACAAATGTGATCATAGTTCCTGACTTGAATCCACTCTGCAATTCATACATGTGGAATTTACTGATGTCAACATCTGTCTGGATTGCTGTGATTCCTCCTTGATATGGAGGCTTTGGATATACTCCATGTTCTTTACGACCCTTCTTAGCTGGATCCTTGTAATACAATACAAATGATCCTGTCTTATTGGTCTCATCAAGAGCTGGCAATGTTCTTAGATTTGTTTTCTCAGCTGATTGCTGTTGCATTGTCCAGTCATCAGATAGATAGTACATTCTTTCATCAGATGAGATTCTGATTGCATCAATGGCAAGATACTCCCACACAGCAACCCTTGTCCCTTCTCTGTTCCAGGTACCCTTAACAGCGAATGCTCCGAATAATTCATAATCAAATGCCAATTGCTCAACAATCTCATTCATGTTGAAATCAGAATAAGGATTGGCAATGAATCTTGCAAGCTCACCAGATACAACCTCAAGACCTCCACCAGCAATGTAGTGAGTCTTATTCTTTATTATACCTTGGTGCCAGGCTGAGCCATTGTAAAGGTCCACCAAGAAATATGGATAGTCATTCTTTTTTCCCCATTTAATAAAGCCAAGCATTCTGTCTTGCTCCTCAATTGGAAGAACAAAGTCCTTTCGGAATGACATTGATTCAAATTTATTCATATATGTTGAATGTTATATTTGTTGAGAATTCTGCGGAAGGTGAGTCAATCTCATAGACATGAGCTCTGCCCTCCTCAACCAAGCCATCAGATAAATCTGGATTAAGATTGGTTGATGATGTCTGTTGATAGATTCTATATGTGTAGTATCCATCATAATCAAAGGTAACATCCACACCATCATCAAGCAAGAATTCATCATATCTGGATGTTGCTGTGCTCAGATTAGGCAGGATGCAATAGTACTTCAAGAATGATTGTTCATGCTCAAATTCAAATAGATAGAAAACTGGACTAACTGTTGTCAGCTCCGTTACTGTTACTATCAGATTTGAAGAGGTTCCCTTCTGTATTCTCAGCATTTTTAATTAGTTTAGGTTTACGCTTTTCAAAAATATGAAGGAAGCCAAGAGACATGTAATAGTCCTCTTTGCCTCTCTCAATGTCAACCCATCTACTCAATAGAGGTGACCATTGTTTTGTTCCTATGTATTTTTTTAGTATTTCCATGGTTTCAAATATACAAAAAAAGGAGGGACATAGCCCTCCCTTATTTATAAGAGTTTACAATTTATTAAATTGATGGAGATTGCTGTGCCAATAAAGCCTGATAAATAGCTGGATCAACATCTGGAACAGGATCATTCTCTAATCCTCCCATAATGATGTCATGTCCTAATCTGTCAGACTTCAATACTCCAGATCCATAGGCAGAAGCTTCAGCAATCTGAAGGCCTTCACCAAATCCAAGAGCAACAATTGTCCCATCAGCTTTCTCAACAAGAGCAACACACTCATTTTGTCCAAGCAAGTGAATCTCAGCACGCAATTCTTTAGTATCTGATGCTAAGATCATTGTCAAAGTCTGCTCGTACCAAAGAGTTCCATTTCCTTTATTCACTCGGATTGGTGCAGTGTAGCTTGATAAGTTTGATTTTAACTTATATAAGAACACCTCACCAGAAACAGTCAATGCATCAACTTCATTGTTGGCATTCACAGTCCCTACAGTCATATTCCCCAAAGGAAATATCATCACAGACTTAATACCACCTTTTCCATTGGTACAAGTTCTGTCATTATATCCAGCGGTCATTAAACATGCCATGATTTTGTCTTTTTTTTAATGTTATTAAATAGGGAGGAGTCACCCCCTCCCATTGTTAGTTATTAGTTAGGTGAAGATGTTCCGTTCCACACTCCGATCTGATCCAAGAATGGTACCTGAACACCAGCTCTGAACTTAGAACGTAGGTATATGACATCATCATCTTGCGAAAACCAGAGATCAAAGTTCTCAAAATCAGAGCTTAAGTCAGTTCCGAATACAAATTGAGATGCACGACCTGTGTAAATGTTATCAAGACCATTCAATCCATTTACTTTAACAATTCTCATGTTTGTTCCTGGAAGGATTAACTCATTCAAGTCACCAATGTTAGCTGGATTGTAATGGAATAAGTTATCATCAACCAAGTTCTTAGTCAAGAAATTAAAGTTTTCACGACCTGTGAAACAGATAAAGTCAGTAGCCTCAGCAACATTTGCTGGAGTATTTACGAAACACTCATAGAATACATCAAATGCATTAGTTGCAGAGATGGTTGCTGTTGATGATGTATTCAAATCAACACATCCATTGGCAACTGTCAAGAATTGACGGAATCCATTCATGAATGCCAAGTTACCTGTACCAGTAGCTTTGTTTCCTTTCCAGATTAACTTATCCAATTCAAATGAATGCAATTGCAATAAGTAGTTGATTAATTGTTGCTCAAATGGAAGAGTCTTATCTTCAGCCATTGCACCTGGGCGAAGACCTAACTGTGTCCAGAATCCATCAAGATCCTTCTGACAGAAAGACTTCATATAACCAAGAGTCTCAACTGCAATAGCTCTGTCAGTGAATACTGTGTCTCCAGATGGAGTCATAGTACAATCACCAGCTTGATAAACAACTGAGTCATCCAACAACTTTAATTCTTGAGATCCTTTAATCCCTTGTTGAATTGATAAATATTGTAGTGTGCGAGCTTCAGTAACTGAACGGACAATCAAGTCCTCTCTTTGCTCATCAACATACGCTGCAAGACCAGAAACATCCCAGTCAAATTTTCCTTTAAGATACTTTTTAAGTGACATTTTATTATTATTTATTACGTTTCAAAAACATTTGTCTGGCTGTCAAGTTGCCAACTTTGCTGAACTTCTCAGCCTCTTTGGTTTCAACCGATGGCTGGCCTTTAAAAGATTCGAATTCACTTTTTAAAGAGCTCAACTCATTTACCAAAGTTGTGTTATTTTCAGCAATAGCTTTGGTCATTTCTGCCAATCCTTCGACAGCTTTGGAGAATGCCTCAAGCTTTGCATTTACAATTGATTCAACTTGCTCTGCACTCATTGATTGTTCAACAGGCATAGCAGTCTCCTCATTTATCTTAGCGACAACAGCAGTTGCTACATCATAAGCAACTCCCATCTCAAGTCCTAATCTTTCAGCGATCACCTCAGTGATGTCTTCCAATACTTGTGGTAACATCTCAGCAGAGATTGCTTGAAAGTCTGAGCTTGTCTCCTCAACGGCAACCTCTCCAGCTCCTTCATTCTCTCTCTCATCAATGATCTCTGTGATTACTCCTTCAGCGTTAACCACTATTGATACACCAGCAAGTTCACCAGATAAGGCATGTGTGCCCTCTGGAGCTGGTATTCTTTCACCATCAGCAACAACAAAAACTGGCATCCCTACCTCAAGAGCATCATATTCAACTATGGTTGTTCCATCAGCAAGAGTTGCCTGTTCAAATGTGTCAACTGACTTAGAGAATTGTGCTTTCATTTCAGCAATCAATTCCTTAATAGTTTGCAATTCTTTGTTCATACTTTATTATATTTTATTGTTCGAAAATACCTAACTCTTTTAGCTTAGCCTCTGACCATCTCTTTGCAGCAAGACCTCCCCATAATAGATATGAGATAGTTCCACATGCTGAATTGTCATCTGGATTGTAATACTCCTCTGCTCTTGACAGATATGAATACATCCTTTTTATGATAGCCACAGAGACAGTCTGTCTATTAGCCAAAGTTGTTGCTCTTAATCTGCCAACCCTTGTGGCACATTTATTTCCATACTTCTGATTGAGCTCAATTCCTTTCTTGGCATTGTTGCTCACAGCTTCTGGATAGTCATTGTAAAATGTAATGTATTCCTGGACCTTCTTAAGCTCTTGATATATGGCTGAGAATTCATGCTCCCATCCTTTGCCAGTCTCAAGCAATTGAAAGACTCCCTCAATTGAGAAGCCGGTGAACATTCCAGCCTTAGCTGCATCATAGACATCCTTATTTGTCACCTTGTAACTCACAATCCA